AAGCTCCATTGCGACCGGTCGAACCAGTGTCCGGACATTTGGCAGCCGCAGGCCTGGTCGATTTGCTTTCTGGAAACGCCGGCAGCGGTTCTGGCATCGTCCAGGTAACTGCGGATCGGCTCAAAAGCAAACGGCAGCTTTTTGCGGCTTTCTGCAAATAGAATGTGTTCGGTTTGCGGAAAGTAGCGGCGCAATGATTCTTTGTTGCAGCCGTTATGCCGCCCGGTGGGCTTGCGCCAGATGACGTGGTTCAGCAGGTTAAAGCGCCGGCTGACGGCTATGTCCACTTGTGTGGCCAGGTGAGGACCGGCAAATAGATATAAGGATCCGGCCGGTTTTAATACCCGGTGATATTCCACCAGGATGCTATCCAGCCAGGCGAAAAAGTCGTCTTTGCTTTGCCATTGATTGTCCCACGCTTCGCCTTTGACTTTGTAATAGGGCGGATCGGTGGCGATCAGATCGATGCTGTTGTCGGGCAGTTGCGCCAGCAGGGTTAAACAGTCGGTGTTATGTACGGTGATGCCGTTGTTTTGGTAGGTTCTCACGAGTTTCACTCTTGCAATGACACTCGTGGTGTTCGGGTTTGGGGCTCTGGGCTCTCAAAAAATTAAGGGTGCGGCAGCGCGGGCATTTGATCTGCAAGGTTTGGTAAATGCCGTCGCCCAGCTTTTTGCCGCAGGCGCCGCAGCGGATTTCATCCATCGTCATTATGCCGGCGGCGTGGTTTCAGTAATGCCATCCAGCCGCGTTTTAACCGCACCGGTATCGGTCCCGATCTGGGCAACCTGGGCGCTTTGGCTACATGCCCCTACCGATGGGTGCGTGTGGCTTTGCAAAATATTGCACAGGTTAATCATCAACTGCATCAGCTCGGATAACTGCTTCAGCACGTTCTCATTACTCGACCCGACCCAGCTCGTCGGTGCTATCGCTCGGAACTTTGTCTTGCTGACGATATTCAAATCGCCCAGCGCCGACAGGTCGAAGCGCTGGCCGCTGGTCAGCTGTAGGCCCATGTTGGCGATAATCTTTTTAATGCCGCCGATGGTCTCGGTGTCGCCCGCGTCCACGGTCTTGTCGCTTTTGCCGTAATTGGCGCTGCGCTCGGTCGCGGTGCTGGTCTTTTTCAGGCTGGAGTCGGTCATGTTGCCGTCAGTCACCCGGGCATGATTGCCGTTTTTGTCGATGGTCTGGTAGCTTTCCGCCGACTGCTGCAGGCGCATTTCGCCGCGCTCAACCGGAAACTGGCTGCGGCCGTGAGGCAGGATGCAGCGGATAAACGGTTTATTGGGCGAACCGTAGGCAAAGCCGATCTCCACCCAGGCGCCGTTCTCCGGAAACGCCGCCATGCCCATTTCATGGCCGGATACCGGCATCGGCAAAGCCAGATCCTTCAGAATCGGAAAAGCCGGATCCGGCTCGCCGTACTCGTCCAGGATCTGCACATCGACCGCATAAACCGGCCTGAACTCGTCGCACACTTCGCCGCCTTTGGGCGTTTCGCGCGCGCTGACCACCTCGGCAAAGCGGGGCAGGTGATAGCCGCCGGCCAGCTCCGGAAAGGCCGATTGAATCATGCGTTTTATGGCTTTTTCCACGTTATCACCATTTGGTTGCCGCTAAAGTCCACTTTCGTGACGATATTGCCGTTTAGCTTTACGCCCGGGCGCAGCGCCGGAACCGCCACCAGTTTGGCGCTGTTGTTGGCCAGATGTTCGGTGAACATCTCGCTGCCCAGCTCGACAGGTTTGTCCGCCCAGCGCGAATCGGCCCAACTGCCGGCATAAATCACCCCGTGGCCTTGCTGCTGCCAGATATAGTTATCAATGCCGAACACTCGGGCCATGGATTGCATGGCCTGATAGCCGTTGCCCAGGTTGTAAAAGTTCGCCACTTTCTTGCTGCTGTAAGTCCCTGAACCGACGCTAAAGGTCAGCCCGGTTTTGCTGTGGATCTCGCCGATCACCTCCTGCATGGTCACATGGCGCAAATCCAGCCGCAAAGGAGCGTACAGCACCGCCGACAGTTCCCGGCAAAACAGTTTTTGCCGCCGGTCCAGGGTGTTGACGGATTCGACATAGCCCAAAAACACCCGCTGCATGGTGTCGTGCGCGGCGTAACCCAGGGTAAACGAAACTACCTGTTTGGCCGCCACCGGCTTGTCGCCGGCATCGATTAAAAACTGTGCTCGGCCCGGCGCATCCAGATCCAGCAACACCCGGTCGTCAATGACGTGGTACGGGGTATTATTAACATTGAGTTGCCTATCGAGTTTCATCAGCCACCCAAAAACGCATCCAAGCCTTTCAGCTTTTGTTCAAAAGGTGTCAGTTCCACCGCCTGTTCCGTTACCGCGTTAGGATTTGCCGCACCTGACGCATTAACCGGCGTGCCTTTCGGGGCCTGTTCGGTGACTTTCTTTTCCGCTTTCCTGGACTCTTTTTTTTCCGGTACCGAGTGATGCTCGGACAGCGTAAAACTGATGCTCCAGTCCTCGGTCGAGTCGTTTTCCTTAACCGACAGCGTCTCGTCAAAAAAGCCCTGGCGCATGTTCATGGCGTTGGCGGTGGGGTTGACGATGTGGTAAACCGCCTGCTCGCCTGCCGCGTTTTTGGCTTCGGACAGATTGACCAGCAGGCTTAAATCGTCGGCATCGATAAACCGGATCGTGGTTTGCACCTTCAGGGTTTTGCCCTTGTCGCCTTTTTGCGCCTTGGCGGTCGAAGAGCTGTTGCCGGACATATCCTCGCTGGCAAACTTCAAGTCGATCGACACTTTCTGGTTATGCCCGGGGATCTTGTTATCGTTTAAATAGATGCTCACGCGACAATCTCCTGTAATAGCGCCAGATCAGCCACGGAACCGGTAAACAGCATGATCGCGGTCAGCGTGTAACGATGGTCCGGCGTGTTTTGCAGCAAAGCGTTGGCAATATCAGCATCGGCGTAAAAACGCCAGCCGGCACCGCCGGACAGCTGAGCCTTGGCCGCTGCCAGCGCTGCGGCAATGGCCGCATCGGCAGCGGTTTTTTGTACCTGGTAAAGATCCAGGTTGGCCAGTGGGCTGGTTGACGCAAACGCCGTGGCTTCGGCTTGCGCCTGCTCCATCAGCGCCGCCTTGCGTAGATCGGCAACAGCGCCAAGCCCGGACAGGTCCATCGTTTGCTGGGCGATCGCTTCAGCAGCTTCCGGAAGGTTGAATTTGGTCGTTTCCAGATCAACCAGCGCCGCCGCCTTGCGACCCAGCGCTGCAAATTCGCGCACCGGGAACACCGCATTGAATGCGGCGATATCACTGGCAAAATCAGTCAGGTTAGACGCTGCGATCGCAATGCCCAGCGCCGCCGGTTCGTTGCCAATGGTTTTAGCCAGGGCGCTGGCTGCATTGGGGAAGCTCAGGTAACGGTAATGGCCGGAACCCTCGCCGACGCCATGCAGCCACGGATGCACCAGGCGCTTGATGATGCTGCCGCCGGACTGGCTGTCCAGCGCGGCGGCATTGCCCAACGGCGCGGTGATGGATAGCGGTGACCAGGTCATTACCAGCTGACCGCGTCCAGCTCGGCCGGTGTCGTGGCAGCCTGGATCGCAGCCAACTTGATCTCATATAAATCCTGTGCGGCAATCACCTGTGCCGCTACAGCGAGACCCAATGACTGTATCTGCGCCGCCGTATGATCACGCCGTGCCCAGACACCAGTGCTGTCTGCACACCAGAATTTATAAGGCTCACCTGCCGCACCGCTGATCAGCGATTTTGTAATCAGGCCGTTTAGATTGTCCTGATCGGTCGCCGCGGTCGGGTAGTGATGCACCGTTCCGAGCGCGTCATGATCAATGCCCGCCGTGATGGTTGCGGAGCAATCCGATTTGATAGCGCTGGCCTTTGCCGCTTTCAATTCTACCAGTGTCGGTTCAGGCGTCGGCACGATAACGATCCGTCCATTGACCAGATCGACAGACTCGCCTGGCTGCCGGGACATAGCTAGCGCGAAATCCTCATGCGGCACATCCGTAATATCGTCCGGCAATAGCGCGTAATTTTCGCTCGTTGGGTAAAAACACCCGGTTTGGTCGCTGTATCTCATAATATAGTCCTCAATAACCGATAGCCATCCAGCTATGGCTGGCTGTTCCGGCATAGTTGTGATTTAAAACGAAATTCGTAGCGGTGACATTGCTAGACATAGCGATATTGTACGACCCGCCATAGGTCATGAACGCATTCACCGCGCGGGCCGCGCTCGGGAACGCTATCGGGAATGTTATTGTCGCTCCGGTTGATACGGGCCCAGTCGAGCCCCATTGGATAATTAACCCACTAGGCAATTTCTGATAGCCATTGGTACTGAGCGATGCTGCAAAATTGCCAATATACGCGAGACAGGCAGAACCGCCGAATGCGTTCCATACGGTACCGTTCAGCGCAATATCCAGGGTATCGCCCGGTTTCAAAACTATGGACGTGATATTGGCATAGCCGGGGTTTATTTGATCCGCCCCGGATCGCTGGAGAGTTACATCGTAAGCTCCGGCATTAGAAAAACAAATCGCGCCGCCTTGCGGGCAGCCCGCCGATGCAGGCAGCGTAACTGTTATCGAACTTAAGTGGCCCAAAAATACCGTCAAATTACCGATATTATCTGCGGCGGTCAGAGTTCCCGATCCCGAGAAAACATTAGGCGATCCGAACTGTACACCATGAGTTTTGACAAACGCGGATGTCGAAATAGACGTATCGTTATCAAACTTCGCCGGAGTCGGCGCTGTTGGGTTGCCGGTAAAGGCCGGAGACGCTAACGGCGCCAATACTGAAGTAACAGCCGTAATCGCCTGCCTAACCCGCTGCGACGTCCAGTTCCTGATCGTTGTCGCTGCTCCCGCTTCCGCTTCCGCTTGCGGCACGATATTATCAGCACTGACCCGCACATCCGTCACACTGCCGTCTGCGGCAATATCGGCAATCTTGGTCACGTAATGGTTAAAGCCGTTGGCATCGGTGTAATCGGCATGCGCGACCGCATCAATCACAAACGCCACCACCGCCGACACATCGGAAATATCGCCCTGCAGCGACACATCCAGCCAGACCGATTTTGGCGGCCCCGCCACGGTGACCTGCTGCGTAACGGCGCTGGCAGTGCGCACGCCGCCGACATAGCCGATGCCGGCCGCCACATCATAAGTGGTTGTCGCGCCCTGCCGTGTGACTTTCCAGCCGGTGCCTAAAAAGCCTTCATGGCCGTAAATGTCGTAATTGCTCAGGCGCTCGCGCTCATCGATGCCGTGCAGCCGGGCGTTGAAATCGATCTGCCAGGTCGCGGCCGGAACGGCGATGGCCGCGGTCGCCTGAATGCCGGAAAAGGCAATTAAAAAATTGCGCGTCAGGTTGTTGCCGGGAATGGCTCCCGCGGTTTTGCGTTTTTGGATCAGCGGCGTATAGGTGCATGCAATCAGCACGCCGTCGGCGTCTTTCAGGCCGACCCAGTTGAAGTCGTAGTCGCCCAGGGATGAGTCCATGACCAGCGAGTAAACCACCTGGTTGCCGTTGACATAGCCGGACGAGGTGACCGGCAAGGTTGCCATGATATTTCCGCCCGCCGGCATCGCCTCGATGCGGTTGACGGGTTCAGCGCCCAGTCCGGAGATATTCGCCAGCACAAAATGGGTGATGTTCAGAACTTGCGCCGCGCCTTGCTTGGCCGCTATCTGGGTTTCACCCGCAACAGTAATAAATGCCATGTTTGCTCCTTGTTAAAGTTTGGCGACAGCCAGATCCCAGCTGTTGCCGGTTGCCTTGTTGTCGATGGTTGCATCAGCCAGCCACGGCGATTCGGTTTGCAGGGCCGCATCAAACCACCAGGTGTGCCCGGTGTCCTTCGCATCCATGGTGACGATAATCGGCGTAATCACCTGCAGCTGGTAGCGCCGGCAGGTGCGCCCGTATTTTTCGATAATCTTTTGCAGCAGCTCCATGTTCTCGGCCAACTGCGAATCGCTCAGTCTAAGCAAAACAACATCCCAGTCCACCGGATCAACGCGCTCGTCGATCTCCAGATAGCCGATGCCCAGGCGCTCGAAAATAGCGATAAACCCGGCCTTGCTGCCGGCGTCTTCGGCATTCACATAAGCAAAGCCGACCCGTTTGCGGTACAGATCCAGCGGCTCGTCTTTAAAGCGCTGGATGTCGCGCTGATAGGCCAACAGGTTTAACACGCCCTCGCTGCAGGTCAGCGCGTCGAACTGCGTCAACGGCCATTTCAGCCAGGTTTCAATTTGTGCCCAGTAAGCCGTCGCCGCATCGCGCAGCTTGACCAGCTCGGTCCCTTCCAGCCAAAACGGCAGCTTGATTGCATCCATTTAAAGCCTCCTCACCCAAACTCTCGGCAACTGCTCCTGCGTTGCTCTACCTCCTGCATCCATGCAGTCGTCCATCAGAGAGGGCTTTTTTTGTTGCGTCATTCAGTCACCGCCATGTTGAGGGTCAGCGATGACAAGGTCGGCACGTTCAGCGCCGAAACAATGTCGGTCAGGTTAAAGTCCACACTGTGAATATCTGGAAACTGTTTATGCAGCTCCTGCCCCAATTTGGAAAAACTGAACCGGCTGTGCGGGTAGGTCAGGGTAACGACGTAGGCTTTGTTCTCGCGGAACGCCGCCCGGATAAAAACATCGACATCCGTTTGCAATTGGCTGATCTGCGCAGCAGTTAAAAACGGCTCGTGCCAGACATCGACAATCAGCGCATGGTCTGTTTCCGGCATCGCGTACACCTGCAAGTCGTCGCCGTGGCCGTGATGGCCCTGGTCGGTAATGTAGGCGTTGATATCCGCCAGGTATTGAACCGCCGGAGCATTGAAATCGAACAGCACAAACGCGTTTGCTGTGCCGGGGCCGCGCGGCGCGTTATGCTCGAACCAGATCGCATCGATCGCCACGCCGGGGAATTCACTGATCAGCGCGCGGTACACGCTGTCGGTGTGAAAATCGGATGCCGTGCCGAACTGGTTGCGGACCCGGTCGCGAAGGTCATCGTTGGTTTCGGTTTCCGTGCCTGGCGTTAATAGCCAGCCATCGGCATTGGTTACGGCGGTAATGCCGGCGATCGGCGTTTTTAAAATGCTGTAATAGCCGACCGCCAGATTGTAGGCGTCGCCCACTGCCGCCGCCGTGCAGTTGACCGCAACGGTCGCCTGTCCCGGCACAAATGCGGTATCGGCGTCGGTAATCATCTCGTAAACAAAACCGTTGATCGATGCGGTCTGGATAACTGTGCCTTTGGGGATCGTATAAGCCGCGCCGACATCGGCCCGGGTAAAGGTCATCTTGCCCTTGGCCTTGCCGGCCGGTTTGCGTTCAATATTGACCGCCCAGGCCAGCAGCTCCAGCCAAACGCCGGTGGCCGATTTAACAAAACTGTTCGGCAGCACCGTTTCGGCCATGAATTTGACCAGCCACAGCACAGGCACGGTGATTAATGCCGTCACGACCCGCCAGAACGGTGAATAGGCGTTGTCGTTGCTGATCGTGCTGCCTTGCGCGGTCACCTCAGATTTCCACGCGGTTTCCAGTTCCGCTTGCGTGGTCGGGATGCCGTTGTCGCTCAGAATTTTGTAATAATCCACATCGCTCATGCGCTTACCTGTAGACTGATTTTGCCTAACTTAACGGTGTCGGCGGTGATAAAAAAAATTTCCGTGTCCCGCCGGGTGATTTTGATCGTACCCGGTACCAGGCGCAGGTCGTCCTCGATTTTCAGTTCCAACTGTTGCATCAACAGCTTGACCTTGGCATTGTCGCGCTCGCCGATGCAGGCCGACAGCAGGCCGCAGTCTCTAATCAGGTGCTTGGTGTCCTGAATGATGCTGTCCCTATCGCCGAGCAATACCGGATCATTGCCGGGGCCTAGCGTCAGGTCGTTATTGGTGATGAGTAGATCGATGTAGTCCATGCTTAGCCTGCCGCCATTTGCAGCTCGTCAGCCAGTAACGGACCTACCGGCTTTGACGGATTGTGGATAGTGATCCCGCCGACATGGATCGTTTTGCTGTTATTGGCGTTGTTGATTTGGCTCATCAGTCCGCCCTTGGGAACGTTCGCCGAGCCGCTTTGCGTTAATGCGGAAGGAGCAGCGATCGGTTGCGGCGGTGCGAAGCTGTCTGTTAAAAGGCCGGGTGCAGGTTGTTGCGCCCATTTGGGCTGCGCAGCCATCGCCGATAATGACGGCGCGGCAGCTGCGCCGGTAAGCGTGGCTGGCGTTGCGAGTTTATCAAGCACCGTCGGTTGAGCAGTCGCCGCGCCTTGCATTTTAATGCCGGTTACCGACTGTATCCCACGCATCACGCTATCGACAGCGCTACTGATCCCGGCAAATGGATTCAGCGCCGCCAACCAGTTCTTGAATTCAGACCACCAGTTTTTAATGGCGTCAAACCCGGCAATCATTAAGCCGATGCCGTCGCCGATCAGGGCGAACGGGTTTAGCGTTGAAACCCAGGCTTTAAATCCAATCCACCAATCAGGGATTGCTTGGAATCCAGCAACAAGCCAGCCTATGGCTTGGCCTATCGATTGAAATCCGACAATGATCAAGCCGATACCTTGGCCGATTAAATAAAATGCATCAAAAGCACTGAACCAGTTAGCAACGGCCTGCGTCCAGGTATCCCAATAAATCACTGCCGTAGCGACAATCCCGATCAGAGCAGCAATGCCCAGCACTATCCAGGTAATGGGGTTGGCGAACAATGCTACGTTCCACGCCCATATAGCTGCTATGTTGGTCCATAACTGAGTACCAAAGGCCACCAGCCCGGTTTTTAATACGGTAAACACGCCAGATCCAGCCAACATCTCCATTTTCATTACCACCCATGCCATGCGCAGGGCAGTTAGCAATGGAGCCAGAGGCGTTAGAATTAAGCCTATGGCCGACCAGGCCAGACCAAAGCCAGTAGAAACCATCGTGCCAATACCGGCCACTACCGACAGCGCAGCCAGCGCAGCCGTTATACCGATAATGCCGAACACGGCATAACCGATGTAGGTCGTAATGTTCGGAAACAGGTCCATCCAGCGCATCAGCTTTTCGCTAATGCTTACGATGCCGTTAAATACCGGCGTCAACACCGGCAGCATTTTTTGTCCGAGCATGATCATCAGCGCGTCGCCCGCCTTGCTCGCACGTTCCCAAGGCTGGACCATGGCATTGGCCATGTCGATCGCGCCTTGCAGTCCGGTTTGCTTGCCGACCTCGTTGATGCTGTTGCTCAGGCCGTCGATATTGGTCGATAGTAGCTTGACCAGCGCCGTCGCCTCTTGGGTGCCGAAGGCCTTCTTCAGCAAGTCAGATTCCGCGACCGTATCGATCGCCCCGTACTTGCCTTTGATCTTGTCCAGAATAGCGATCATCGGCAGCATCTTGCCCTGCGAGTCGGTAAACTGTAGCCCGAGTTTTTCCTGGGCATTGCCGACCCCGTCCAGGAACGCGCGATACTTGGTGCCGGCCTCACTGCCCGACATGGTTGCCTGCAGCGTGCCTAGCACCGCCATTTGTTCGGCCATGCCGACACCCATGGTTTGCGCACCGGCGCCCAGCGTGGTGAAGGCTTCTGACATGCCTTGGCCGGTGGTTTTGAAGATATTGACGGCCACTGCCGTCTGACCGGCCATCATGTTGATCCAGTTGGCCTTGCCCATGGCGTCGGCGTTTTTCTGGAAAATGCCGTACATGGTGCCGACGTAATTAGTAATGGTGCCCATGTCGGCTTTGGTGCCTTTGGCCAGAATGGCCGAAGCATTGGTGAAGGCCGGCAGCTCGTTGCCCGACAAACCGGAAATGGCGCCCTGGATGTCATAGGCCGAGCGCACGAATTCAGCCGCCGATTCGCCGTATTTCACGCTGAATTTCAGCGCGGCGCTATTCAGTCCGTTGAGCACGTCCTGGCCGACATTCATCGACGAGATTTCGCCCAGCGCCGTCTGCATTTCCTTGGCCGGCTGCAAGATGTGATCGAGAGAATAACCTGCACCCACCAGCCCCGCCGCCCCGTAGCCAATTTTATTAAACCCGCCCTGGATTTTGGTGGTGACTTTATCCATCGTGGACATCATGCCTTTGGCCGGGCCGGACATGGCGTCCAGCAGCGACACTTTAAACAGTAGGTTGTTGAGTGCAGTCATCCTTTAAGCGCCTTTGTTATGCCGTTGGCAATCGCGGCAGTAGTGTTGTCCCAGTGCCGCTTGTCCAGCCACAGTGCTTCCGCCATGGTTTGTTCATTGATCGGCTGCCCGGGCAGCCAGTGTTTGGCCAGGCTGATTAGCTGGCTGTATCCGTTTTGCTCGATGGCGTCGGCGAGCTCTGAGACTTTTTTATAGTGATCTCGATATCCGCACCGCCATCCAGCGCCAAGAGGCCAGCAACCTGCATCACGATAGCGCCGTTGGGCACGCCGTCTTTCAGGATCAGTTGTTTAAACTTTTCCTTGTCGTCTTTAGCGACAGTGCGCTGCAAAAAATTGTAAGCAGGCGCCACTTTGTTGTTGGGCATCTGCTCGTTGATGTACTGGTTAAAGTCGGCGGTGCTGACATTAAAATTCAGTTCTTCGCCGCCAATGGATACTGTTGTGGTTGGTGCAGTCATACTCTCTTCCCCTTTATCGCAATTAAAAAAATGTAGGGTACGTAGCGCGTACCTTCTACGGATTTAAAAGGTACGCGCTGCGTACCCTACGGAATCTCAGCCGAACAACTTAATGGCTGTTTCAACCAGGCCGACTTTATCCAGCATGTAAAAGCCGAAACCGCCGATCAGGATATATTTAATGTCCCGAATATCGTTCAGGGCTTTATCGGTTGCATCCTGTTTTTTGAACAGGAAGCCAATTTTTTCGGCATGTTGGTCTTGTACAATTTCCAGCCTTTGGATCTTCAAATTACACTCTACAGTCGGCATAAAACCTCCCTATTTGCCCTTAAAAAACGCCTCGTCGCCCAGCAGTTGCACCGCGTTGTAATACTTCATGGCCCGCCATTGTCGTGGCAGCATCAACCAGCCGCCTTGGTGGTTAATCAGCGTTAACAGGTTCATCAGCAGATTGCGGTCGGCCCGTTCCTTGTCGGCCCGGCTTGCGCCCACGTCATAATCGTAATCATGGATGTTGAACGCTTCGGTGCAGTCCAGCCCGTACATGGTGTTCGGGATGATCGAGCTGATCCATTTGCCCGCAGCGCCCGCGCCGTTGCAGATTTGCGCCTTTTCTTCCGGCAGCAGGGCTTTGTAGCCCCAGCTGCTAATTAAGCTTGGGCCGCTGCTTCCGCTTGTTTGGCTGTCGGGCATAAGTCCGCCTCGTCCAATAAGGTGTAACTAAAACGGTTGCCGTATTTGGCCGCCGATTTATGCGCCAGTTCCATCACGGCATCGAAATCTTCGCTGTTGGCGAACACCTGGCAACCAGCGGACACTTTGTCGGTTTTTAAGGTATGTATATTGGCTCCGGCCCGGTGCAGGTTGATGCCAAAATAGCCGGTTTCTTCTTGCTCCATGTCCAGGTGCGCGTCCTTGTTGCGGTCGCGGTAAACGGTCATCGGGCCGCGTTGGACTAGGGCAATGTACTTGCCTTGGTGTGCGCCAATCTGCCAGCATTTTTTATAATGCCCGGGCTTTAAAATGGCGGTGCCGTTAACGTTGATCGGGTGCTCGCGGTAATGCCGGCCCGGATCGGTGGTGATCGGGTAGGTCAAAAGCTGCATTTTCCCGGCGGCATCTTCATGCAGCACGCACAGCAGGTCGTTAAAACTGTTGGCGTCGGTGTCTTTCGAGCGTATGCCGATCAAGGTGAGGTTCAGCTCGCCTTTAAAAAGGGGTGGCATCCCTGCCTGAGAGAGAGCTTCCGTAATCTGTTTAATCGTTGGCTTTTTCATTACAGATCCTTGATGTCGGTGGCGCTTAAGTACGGCACGCCGTCGATGCGGACAAAATCCGGACTGGTGACTTCAAACTGGATTTTGTGCTTGTTTTTCTCGCCGCCTTTGCCGTCGAGATTGAACAGGTCCGATATTTTTAAAAGACAGCCGAACAGCTCTATTTTTTGTTCGTTGTCGATGTTCTTGCCGATGCAGACGATGTCGAACGGCGGCAGCTGTCTAAAGCTGCCGGAGACTCTGGCCGAGTCGATCAGCAGCTTCATGTTGGCGCTGTCGATCTCCAAGTCTCCTGTGCAGGCGACATCGCCGTTGACATAACCGTCCGGAATGCCGCGCGTTTGCACGGCTTTGCGGTTGTCGGCAATGCTGGCGCTCAGGTTTTCGACATGCACCATCACGTCGCCCAGCATCACGTCGAAATCCTGGCCTGATAAATGGTTTCTTTTGCTCATGGCTGATAATCCTTATACGGGTGCAGTTAAATCCAGAATGATGTTGGCGGTCAGGTCCTTGGGTATTTCATATGGCCGGGCCTTGATGAAAATCTGTACCTGGGTGCGCGTGATCCAATGAATGGCAATGTCGCCGTCTACGGGCGATTTGAGTTCAGCGGGAAACGGGATGCCCTGAAAGTTGTAAGACCGGCTCATCTCGAACAAGGGCCGCATCAGTTTGCTGATGGCCCAGGCCGTGCCGATAGGGCTGGAATTAAAGCGCCGGTCGCCGACCAGGCTGATCAGTACCAGGCGTACCGCCCGCGCGGCCTTGTCGACCACGCGCAGGTTTTCGACCACCGTGTAATCGCCGGTGGCAACGTCCAGCATTTGTCCGTCCGACCAGTACACGCCTTCGTAATCGGGGTAGAACTGCGGCACGCTAAAGCGCTGGTCGTTCAGGGCCTTGGCATGGGCGTTGTTGTAGATGATGCCGTCCTTGTCAACCGGCAGGGTTGATTGATCCTGGCCGACGATCGAGCCGGTATTGACCCGCATCGGCGTATCGGCCACGCTGGTTTGATAGTTGCACAACCGGCCTGCGTAAATGCCGACCGCATCATTGTAAATGTACGGCACCACTGAAACGCGCATCGCGGACAGTGTGGTGGTTGAGGCGGTCAGGGCGGTGATGTACGCAGACCAGGTTTGTCCGGTGACCGCCGTTGGATCAATGGCTTCGGCAGCGGCGATAAAGAACAAGCGGCGGCCGTAGGTGGCGTTGGTCTCGACGGCTTTAGTGTGCATCGCGGTCAAGTCCGCTTGCACGGCGACCGGCGTACAGATGACGCAGGCCTCGACCTTGACGTTGTTGTTCATGGCCATGTCGAACGCCGCCGCCCACAAGGTACCGTCGGCGACAGGAATGGCGCAGCAGGCCCAGTTTTGCCCGGCGTTGGCTTTGGCGGCCTTGATCTGGCGTTTAATCTCTGAATCGGCTACGCCCAGTTCGGTGTCCAGATCGCTGTCCGAGTTTAAAAACAGCAGGGTGTTCTGGTTGGTTGCTCCCTCGCCGATAAATAAAAAATATTTCTCGACGGTCGGGAATGGCCCTTGATTTAAATTGAGGGCGTTGACTGTAATTTTACCTAATGGCATGACGTCTTATCTCCTGTTCCATGTCGTCGTAAATTTGTTCGATGTATTGCCGCACTTCGGCAGCGGTAGCGCCTAAAAAGCTTCGCGCTGTTAAGCGGGTAATCCATGAGATGTTTCGGCTTATGCCTTGCGCCTCACGCATTGCCCTGATAATGGACCCGGCTCTGGCGACGGTCATATTCGACTGAATCCAGTTCAATCCAACTGTTTTCATCTTGCCGCCGACTTTGGCCTTAAACCCCAGCTTTCTTAGCTCTGTAGCCTGTCTCTTGGTCGCTTGGGCGAACGCCGCAGCTGCAAACGCTGCTGAATTAGTGGCGCTGACTCTGTTGCCGTTTAGCGTCCTGCGCGTCCTGCTGCGCATGTTTATTGTTTCGGTCGAGCCATGCTGTTGAACTGCCGCAATGCGGCCTGAGCTTGGCTTGTAAAACCCGATCGTTGCGCTCTCGCCGGTCGCCTCAATCACTTTCATCTCTTTGACTAGGCGACTTAGCATTTTGCGGCGGGCGTGTGTTCGCTTTCTGTGGCGTTCCTTGTAGGGGTTGCCGTCCAAGTCGCGCTGCTCACGTACCCGGCGTTTGCTGTCCCTGATCACCTTTTGGGCGACTCTTGCCATTAATCGTTTACGTCGAAGCGGCGCCAGAATTAAAAGGCCCATTTGCCGCCTGAATTCGCTCCGGCCTTCTACGTCGACTCTTACATGTTGGATCATGTCGCTACGTCGCCGGACAACACATAGTCGATTTCAGGATCGGCTATCCGGTACAGTTTTCCGTCCAGCTGGATAGTGCCGGCGGGATCTTCAACCGCGTAAACGTCCTGCTCGAAGTTGATCTGAATGTCGATATTGGCGGTGTCGTTGTCCAGCACGTCGACATTGGTTTCCGGTTTCGGTATTTCGTCTGTGCCGTTGCCTTTCGCCAGCAAATAGGCGCAAATCTGTCCGAATAACTCCTCCGGCGCATGTTTCTTAAACGGGTACTCGTCAATGAAGAACAGTCCTGTATAGGTTTGCCGGTACAACACGATACCCGGGGCGTTTAGCCCGGTATCAATCGTTACCGTTTTCCCGGATGGGATAATCCTAGGCTCGTCGGCCACGCTGGATACTTTTCGGGGATGGACGAAGTCCAGCGCAATGATGAGATCGGTCAGCTCTTTTAGCTGTCTCATACTCATATCAACACCGCCAGGGTATTGGCTTTATTCATCACCGGCTCCAGCGGCAGAAATCGCCTGAAAAACCCGGCGATTGCGTCTTGGCTTTCATCCAGCCAGTGGTCTTCCATATCCTCGGCGACTGCCGCCTGTTTCTCCGCGTCCCGCTGCTGCTTATTGATCGCCGGAAACTGCATCAACAGACCGGCTTTGGCCCGTGCATAAACCGCATGTTTGTACATCGTCTCAAGTACCTGCTTGCCGTCCAGGGCTTCCGGGTGGGCCGTGGTATAAGCGGCAAGGCTTGCATAGCCATCAAGCTGCAACTTGGCTTTAACGTCCGCCAGTTTTTGGTTGACGTTAATCAGCGCCATGGTTAATCCGGTCGTCACCACGCCGCCAGCGTATTCGCGGGGGACGTGGTAATTGTCCAGCAAGTCGCCCGTTGTCACGTTCGGCCAGAATCCGTCATTAGTGATCGGTGCAGCCGCGTTTAATTCGGGGTTGCCGGTAAAACTCATTAGCCGCAGATCCCGTTTTCTGGGATGAACGGATATTTAAGCCGGATCAGCCGTAACGCGGCATCCCTAACGACGAACGTACGGGCTTTGTCGCAGTAATCTTTTTTTGCCTGGATGATTGTGTCTTCTTCACGAATGACGATGTGGGTGACATCGCCCAACTGATAGCCGTCGTCCAGTTCTGGGGGGGAACAGGCGGCAAGCGGTACCGCCAGCACAGCTAAAAGTCCTACAGTGAAAATCTTTATATTTTTTTTCATGTCCTAATCCGTAAATGTAGGGTGCGCATTGCGCACCATGTTTAATGCCTGGACAAACAACCGGCTGCAAACATCGGCCGAGGCGACGAGTTGCGGCGGGTGGTTGCCAGCCAGGGCTTGAGGAGATCGTTATTCGGATTGCTCCGAGTTCTGTTGTTCGGTGTCCGGCGCTTCGTCTTTACTGTCTTTATCGCCAGCGTTTTCCGGATTAGCCTCGGCCTTTTCTTCAGATGCTTCAGAAGCCGGTTTTAGTTTCTCCAACGCTGCTAATGCGGCTTTTTTCATGGTCTTGACGCCGGCGCCTTCAGGATTGACTTGTTCGGACTTTTCGCACAGCGCCAGGCACATCGACCAGTTGCCTTCGCGTTGTTTGTGCTTGGCCAGCATGGCGTACATTTTCGACTGTACCGGCGGCGACAATGACCATTTATCGTTATCCATTGTCGCTACGACCGCATCCAGATACGGGCTGGCCGATTGCTCCAGTTTCAATAGCGTATTGGCCCAGTCGTACACCGCATCACAAACAAAGGTCGTCAGGTCGCGGTCGAATTTCGGCGGCGTGACCTGGTTCTGCTTGATCAGCACAAAGGCCAGGTTTAACGCGCGCTCGATGTCGAGGATGTCGAACAGCCAGATGCAGACCCTAACGGCAATGTCGTTCGGGTAGTTCTCGCCCTTGCTGATGTAATCGTTCACAAACGGCAAATAGGTTGCCAGCATCATGGCCTTGGCCTTGGCTTTTTCGACGATGTCGTTAATGCCTGATAGCTTGGCCAGATCGGCTGACATTGCTGCTTGGTAGTGCTCCAGCGTGGCTTGGTCGGCTCCTTTCGGTACTCGTAAGGTTTGGGCCTTCTCAGATACTGAGGATTTCGTGCTAACGGCTTTTTCACCGTTAGCCTTACGCTCTAAATGTCTTCTTGCTGGGCTAGTCATGATTATGCCCAGGTGTAAGCGATGTTTTCGATCAAGCAGCCAGCGCCGTAGTCTTCAACCACATAAGCGTCGTTGCTGGATTCGTAGTTTTCGATTTGGTCGCGTTTTGCGTTATCGACAATGGTTCTGCGGCGAGTATTTTCTTGCCAATAGATGCTCAGGTTTTCGAACGTGGTGATAAACATTGAGTTGGCAGGGAAAGACGGTACTCGTGCAGCAGGCAATGCGCCGATGCGTTTTTGGCTGACGATGATGTCGGTCGCCAGTTGTTCTGTCGCCGCGTTGTCCTTGTTGATCAGCGGGAAATATTTGTCCGCCAACAACGCTCGACCGCAAATAACAACCATATCCGTTGATTCTTGGTGCCAGGCATCGATCAGCTCATTAACGGCGTCGAATACGAGCGCGTCCAGATTGATGTAATCTTTTCCGGCAGCTGTGCCGACGCGAATAACACCAGCATTAGCGCCTTCGTCCATCACACGAGCCGGTGCATTAGCACGGTATTTTTGCAGCCAGCCGATGTTGACGTCTTGCAGCAAAGGGTTAGTAACTTTGTTACTGGTTGCCGCCCGGCTGGTGCCATTGAACCCGATCATGATGCGATCAAGCGCTTGGCGCTTTAAGATGGCATCGCGAATGCGGTTTTGAAAATCCGGAAACTTTGCCCACATATCCAGTTTGCTGTATTTCAGCAGGGTATCCGAGTTGGTTTGGGTGCAACGGTAACCGTCGGAATCAAGAGATGTAGGATCGGTCGGTGCCCGGTCTGTGGTTTCGGTGTTAGTCGTGCTGGCGATTGGGCTTGAAATGTTCAGGCCTAATTTCTCGCCTTCCTGTTCGGATACGGGGACTATGTTAATTTTTGATAGAAACTCGGAGCTTTCTTGCATCTTGGTTTCTAGGGTTTGCTGTACCGATGGGGCGACAGTGAACTTTTTGCTGACGTCCGATATTCCATTCAGTTCGGCGATTCGCGTTTCATACGCATCGAATTTTTTGCGGGTTTCAGGTCTCATTTCTAGTCCTTTATTTTTAGCCGGTTAATAATTAATGGTTAGCAATCAGTTTGCACGGTGTCAGTCGTACTAAAATGCTGGCCGGCATCGGTGCCGGGTTGCTCTTTTAATGCATCGGAAAGTTTTTGCTCTAATGCGCTGAATTGCTCCTGCAATGTTTTCAGCGCGGCTGCATCCGGTTTTTCGTCGGCCGGTTTGTTTAAGGCGTTGAATTTTTCAAGCAGCTCGTCGTGGCTTTGTTTCAGCGTGGCGAATTGCGTTGTCAGATCGTCTGGCTTTGCTTCCGGCTTTTTTTCGTCAGCTTGAGGAAACGCTTTGGCGAACATTTCCTTGAGCGCCGCCATTTCCGTGCTTAGTTGTTGCAATGCGGCTTTATCTGCCATGTCTTCGTCCTCGTGGGGTTGGTTTTTGAAAAGGGCTCTGATTTGGTCCAGCAGCGTGGTTTGGGCTGGATCTTCGAAAGTTTTGGCCTCTGACGCCACAAAGTCGGCTCGAAAAACACCGGCTTGCTCGGCGTATTTACTGAATTTGATCTCGCTGGTGGCGAGGCTGGCCGGATCGTCTGTAGCACCCAATCCGGTTAGATAGGCTTTACCGGTCTTGGCGAAATCCGGGGTGATTTCCATGCTGAAATGCACTTTTTGTCCATAGCGAACGTCAGATTGGTAAAACGCGTTCGGCTCTAATATTGCGTATAAGTCTTTTCCGCCTTCTTCGTTTTTTTCTGCTCGAACACCTAAAACCTTACCGTAATTGACATAGCGGTTATGGTCTGGCCAGATTTTGGCGGAATATTTGTTTTTCGGATCGTAGGTTGCAGCCGCTTGGTCGATCCATTCTTCTTGGATGACTCTTCCGTCGACCGTTGGGCCGCTACGGCCAATTCGTAAATATTCAGTTTGTAATGTCATGATCCACTCGAAAAACTGTGTTGTTGGTGCTCAGATTACCTAATTTTTTACGCAAAACAACGGGAGCCGTTCCTAGTCGTTTCTAATAGCTAAATATAGGAATTTTAAGGATTAAATACTCTGCTGAACTGTCAAAAATCCCCTTAAAATCGACGTAAATCTTTAGTAAGGGACATTATGGCAAGGCGCTATTCGGAGGAGTTGAAACAGACGGCAAAGCAGCTGTTCGTGCGCGGCTACACCGTGACCGAAATCGAGCGCGAAACCGGCGTGACCGAACGCACGCTGTACAACTGGATAAAAAACGAGGATTGGGACAGTTTTTGTCCTCCGGATACGGTTGAAATTGCGCTGTCTCGGCGCATTAACATTCTGTCCGAACGGGAAAACAAAACCGATGCCGAGCTGAACGAGTTCATCCGCCTGGTTGAAACCTTCGGCAAGATGCAGAAAGATCATGCTGTGGCGATCAAGATCAAAGCCGAAGCTTCAGCGATCGAAAAGGGCTTGCCGATTTACGGCAGTATTCCGGGTGAAGCGAATTACCGGGAACCGGATTCTGGCGGCGACCAGGACAGGCCACGCCAGGCAAAAGGCAAAAAGCGCGAGAAGAAGGCCAAAAACGACATATCAGGCATTACGCCGGAAACGCTGGATAAGGTCCGCGAAGAGCTGTTTTTTGAGTACCAGCAGCTTTGGTATCAGCACAGAGACGACCGGATCCGGCTGATCCTGAAATCCAGGCAGATCGGGGCAACGTTTTATTTTGCGTTTGAAGCCTTCGACCGGGCGGTGCGTACCGGCGATAACTGTATTTTCCTGTCGGCGTCTCGCGACCAGGCCGAGGTGTTTAAGGCGTACATCATCGCCTTTGCGCAAAAGTATTTTGATGTCGAGCTGAAAGGGCAGGGCGTCATTATCCTGTCCAACGGCGCCGAGCTGCGCTTTTTATCGACAAACAGCAACACCGCGCAGTCGTACCACGGGCATTTGTACATTGACGAGGTTTTTTGGATACCCAATTACAAAAAGCTCAACAAAGTGGCCAGCGGCATGGCGGCGCATAAGAAATGGCGCATTACCAAGTTTTCGACGCCATCGGCGATCAGTCATGAGGCTTATTCTGAATGGTCCGGAGAGATGTACAACCAGCGCCGTGCCGATAATAACAAAGCCGAGTTCGACATCAGTCACGCCAATCTGAAAAACGGCTGGTACGGGCCGGATAAGAAATGGCGGCACATGGTCACGGTCAAGGATGCGGAAGCGCAAGGCTGCGATCTGTTCGACATCGATGAGCTGCAGGACGAATACAGCTCGGATGATTTCGATAATTTGTTTATGTGCAAATTTATTGATGACAGCCAGTCGGTGTTTAACCTGTCGAAATTGCTGGCTTGCACCGTGGACGTGGATCAATGGCCTGACTACAAGCCGGACAACGCGCGGCCGTTTGCTAATAAGCCGGTGTCGCTGGGTTACGATCCAAGCCGCACACGGGACAACGCCAGTTTGGCGGCGCTGGGCATTCCGTTGATACCGGGCGAGGCGTGGCGAGTGCTGCGCACCGACAGCTATCACGGCCAGAATTTTCAGTACCAGAGCAACCGCATTAAAGACGTGCGCGAGGCGCATAACGTGCAGCATATCGGCATCGATACCACCGGCATCGGCCACGGCGTGTTTGAGCTGGTCCAGGATTGGTACCCGCTGGTGACGCCGATCCATTACAGCATGGAGATGAAAACCCGGCTGGTGGTTAAGGCGCTGGATGTGATCGAGAACAGCCGGTTTAAGTACAAGGCCGGGGACCATGAGATTACCCGTGCGTTTTTGATGATTACCAAGACCACGACCGGCAGCGGCTTGATTACCTACGCCAGCAGCCGCAGCGTTGAATCGGGCCACGCCGATGTGGCTTGGTCGATCATGCACGCGCTGATTTATGAGCCGATTAACAACGACGGTCGGAAGACGACTGTGACTTTTAGTAACTGATTCGCAGGGGTAAGGCAAAAAAATGATAGAAAACTTAATAAGCCGGGTAAAAACCATCGCCGGAGCGTTTAATAGCAATGGCGACGCTGTGGCCTCTACAGAAAAATCGCTGGTCTTTTCTTTCGGCGATCCGGAGCCGGCGCTCAGCAACCGCATGACTGATTACCTGGGCACGTTCCTGGACATCGGTGGCGATTATTACCGGCCGCCGGTCGATTTAACGGGGCTTGCCAACCTGATGAATGCCAATGCCTACCACGGGCCGATCCTGCATTTTAAAAAAGACCGGATCGTGCAATGGTTTATCCCGTCCGCTCTATTATCCTCGGACGAGTTGGCCAAAGCCGCGCTGGATTATTTTGTGTTGTCTAATGCTTATTTCCAGAAATTCACCGACCGCTTCGGCAATGTGCTGCGCCTGGCACGATTGCCCGGCATTGCCATGCGGGCCGGTAAAACGCCGGATGTATTTTTTAAACTGAACATCGACGGTACAAAAGTCGAGTTCAAGCCCGGCGAAGTGCTGCACATCAAGGAGCACGATGTTAAACAGGGCGTGTACGGCGTGCCGCAATATTTTGGCGGCATTCAATCGGTGCTGCTCAGCGAGGATGCGACGCTATTTAGGCGCAAATACTATGTCAACGGGGCGCACATGGGCTATATCCTGGTCACGACAGACGCCAATCTGGACGATGCGACCGCCAAAAAGATAGAGGACCAGGTCAAGCAGGCGAAAGGGCCGGGTAATTTCCGCAGTCTGTACCTGAACATTCCGCGCAGCAACAACAAAGAACCGGTCCAGATCATCCCGGTCGGCAACATTGGCAGCAAGGACGAGTTCCAGGCGATCAAGGAGATAGCCGAAATGGATATGCTGGCCATGCACCGGGTTTATCCTGGATTGGTGGCGATCATGCCGGCCAATATCGGCGGCTTTGGCGACCTGCAAAAGAGTATGGAGGTTTATTACGAGCTTGAGGTGACGGCGATGCAGCGGGTGTTTTTGGGGATCAACGAGCAGCTGGGCCGCACGGCCGTGGCGTTTAGGGAACCGGACTGGAAGAAGCAGTCCAACGCGGCATGACAATTATGCGTAATCTGTAAGTCATTAATGGCACATGCAAGCCGTCGGCTGTTTTGCCTTAAAATATGATCATTTATTTTAAGGAGATAAACGATGGAAAGAACATTTGTAGCTGACGAGGTCAACAAACGTTTCGCGCCTATCAAAGAAGTTATTACGGCGCTCAAGTTCGCCAAGGAGGCAATCCCGCGCGACGGATCGCCTGTCGATGGCGCAAGCGTCTATGCGCTGGTTAATGTGCTAACTGAATCTTTGTCCAGCGAGGTTGACGTAGCCAGCGAGGAGTTGATTGAGTATATGAGTTCTTGGAAGGACTGATTTAGTGCATAGGTCGGGTTAGCGTTCGCTAACCTAGGCATTGACCTTGACCATTGCGAGCGAATACTCGCAATGGTTGAAACATGATGGGTAGATTTAATCGTAATCCTATACGTCAAAACACCTAAAATCAGGTGTTAGTTTGCTATAATCCGCTAAACAGCGGAGAAACTAAATGCGCGTAGTGTGTCCACATTGTTCCCAAAAAGCCAAGATTACGTCCAGTAATGCAATGAGCGATACCGTTAAGGATCTTTATTGCGTCTGCCTGAATACCCGCGAGTGCGGGGCCAGTTTTGTATTTACCTTGGCCTACAAGCACGACCTCAACCCACCCCAGAAAACCACGCTGCAAATTGCCGCCCATTTGATCAATAACCTGAAGCCGGACCAGCGCAAAGTGCTGGCGGCCCAGGTTGATTGGATTGGGTAATTGGGTGCGCGGTGCGCACCCTACATGGCTTACCAAAATAGAGAGCGGCAGGCTGAGAAGGGCTGCTCAGTTTTAATCGCCGGTTTAGATGATGTAGGGGCGGATCGCCTCCGCCCCCGGACACAGCAAAATTACTACTCTTCGCTTAATTCGGACAAACTTTGAGTCAATGCCCCGCTGACCAGATTCAGCATGCAGTAGATTTGCATTGGCGTGATGGCGCTGTGGGTTTCTAGGGCGGCGGTGATGCCGTGGTTGATGCCGTCCAGGGCGTGGATGGCGTATTGCAGTTTGTTTAGGCCGCCTTCGGGTGCGCTATTCATGGTTGGCACCTGCGAATAAGTCTAGCTGGTCGATTTGTTGGCTGATCAGTTTAATATCGGGCATCGGGTGACCGGCCATGTTGCAGAGGTTACGCAAGGGTTTGATCAGTAGTTGGTGAGTAAAAGCGTTTTTGGTGTCGGTGAGCTGGTCGGTTAATTGGGATATCTGCTTAACCACGGCGATGTAGTCTTTGGCGGGTAGGGCGCCGAAAAATCCGTGCTTGCGGATGGCCGGCAGCACTTCTTCATAAACCCAGTCTGCGAACTGTTCCGCTTTGGGTTTGTTAGAGCGAAAGATCAGCCGATAAAGACCGGCTTCGTTGATGAAAACGGCGTTTTGTTCGCCGCCGCCACGTCCATTTTCGGCGGAAGGGGTGCGGAGTTTCAGCATACCTTTGCACTTTTCCGGCATGTTTTCGAGGGTGCTACCGTTCCAGGTAATGTCCAAAATATCGCAGACATCTTTGGCGCAAAACCACACTTCGTTTTGCTCATCGATAGCGGTGCGAACGTCAAGGTCGGCAAATTGAAACGGGTTGGCGAGGGTTTTTAGTTGATTATTCATGCAGGTATCTCCTAATAAGTTAGAAACCCGCTACCAATGAGACCAAACATTGGGTGGCGGACTGAACGAAGTTGGTCTACCGGTACCTGCGTCCGGCCAGCCTTACGGCTGCTCCGCCCAGCCCGCCATAATAGACAGCTGAACGCCAGGCACAAAAAAACCGCGAGAATGCGGCTGTGCCGCAGATATTCGGGAGACCAATCCCGGCACTGGATTTTGCCAGTGCAGGATCAGATTAGCCTGCGGGTTGGGTTTTGTCAATGGATAAAGAAGATGGTTGGTGGGATGGGGTAGATTGGTAAAGGGCTTTTTGTAGAGGGGGATTTGCGACTAGATAATTCATCATACAGAGTTTATCGGTCTTACCGCTTTATGGTCGTCGATCAATATCATTATGATTGCCAACACAGCGTAGCTTTGCGTCGGAGCCATTAATTTCGAATGACAGTTTATAGTTACCGGTAATGTGAACAGTGTAAATATTTGGCTTTTTGTAGCCCTTTAACTTTTCGAACCCAAGTCCTGGTGGCCGTGGATCTTTCAGAAGATCCCTGAATACATCAGGAAGGATCTTTTTTATATCTTGCGGCAGTTTTTTAAATTGTCTCTCGAATGATGTTGATGGTGTTATCGTTTTAATAACAACACCACCTGAACCAGTTAGTGTCATGAATTAAGATGTTTCATTAAATCATCAACAGAATCAAAAGATTGAGAATAACTATCCTCTATATCCACATCATGCTCTGTAATGTTAGTGATTATCAGATCAAAGTGATTAAATATATTTCTTAATAACCAGCGGTTCAAAGGGAAGAATATCTTGCTAAGCGGATTAGTGAATTTTCCAGTTTCGAGAAAATCGCCTAATTTGTGATAAGAGTCTTTAACTTTATTCTGTATCAGCTGTAATTTATCTACGAGCTGATCATCATCAATAGCTTTGCTACTGGATTTTACTTCCTTTAAAACATCTTTTAACAACAATTTCGAGTTGATATACATGGCAAATGTTTGCCCTGTGATAGAAAGAATTGCGTATGTTGAGTCAATTAAATGCAAAGTAAGTGATTTACTTAAAGCATCCACTTCTAATTGGCTTACATCAATATAGTCATGTGTAATAGCACTCATATGCTGCTCTCTTCTATTGTTTTAAGCTTTGCTAGGCTCTGAATCTTATAAAGAGCTAAAAGCTTGGATGGTTAACTTCCAGTAAGTTAGATTCCATTGTAATTCAATTTAGTGGTTCTTGCATACAACTACTACAACTACAACTACAACTACAACTACTACAACTTCGTTCAGCTCTACCGGGAGTAGCACCGGCCAGCTCGTCATAATGGGCAGCCGAGCGCTAGGCACAAAAACCGCATGGATACTGCGGTGCAGCTACTAAATTCAGAAGACCAATCCCGGCGCTGGATTTTGCCAGTGCGAAATCAGATTAGTTTGCGGCTGGTTTTTATTAATGGGTAAATAAGGCGGTGGATGTAGAGGGAACGAAGGGTTCTTCATCAGAAATTGACTGTCTCTAATCGCCCCTAAGCGGACAATGAATAACAACTCACATCATAGGCAGCAAAAAGCAGAGCTAGGAATGAGCGGCGCTTTTTTGCCGTTTGGATGCATGTGATTTTTAGCACCCATATACTGAATTACCGTTACGAACAGAGTAAGACCACCCTCGGTTCACATAGCCTTTACTTTCTGAAAAATTCATTCTCTCAACACTTTTGGGCGCACTAAAATCTAGTTCTAATGTGCCCTTTACCTCTTTTAATACGACATTGCATTCTTTGGCTGCAAATCTATTTAAAAGACTGTCTTTTGAAACAAGAAGCATTTTTTTCTCAGCAGCGGTGGCGAGAATAATAATATCATTAATACTATTGCGCAGATCTTCTTTACTGTTATGTTGTTCAATGAACTTGGCAAACAAGTCCATTGCTATTGAAGCCGTAGTTAAATTGGGTGGGATACACTTGTAACCGGTGCTAACCAAAAACTGAATTCGTTCTCGTAAGTACCTTCTTTTCTTTTTTTCAATATGTGCAATGCTAAGTTCAAAAATATTGATTTGGTGTTCATTTATTATTGATGCTACAGCTTCTAAGCCGAACTCCTTGTATGCTGGAAACTGGTTATTGAAGTCAATGATTATTTGATCCGTGCGATGCGCTCCCAGTTTTGCCCATTTTTTATTTTTATAATGTTCTGATGGATATAAATAGTGACCAATGCCACTTATTCCGACAAACCGTGATGGATGGAAAATATAGTAATCGGGTTTGTTTGAGTCTTTTCGGTATACCCATAGGAACTCGTTTGCGGTGATGGATGATATGTAATTACCACTTGGTAACAAACCACTACCGTGCTTGAAGTGCGTTGATAATATTTGAGTGTCTATTAATGCATCCATGTTTTAAGTCATGTAGGCTAGGCTGAGGTACGAAGCCCAACACTTTGCTGCCAATGCAGCAGTCAAAGACTGCTGCATTGGCAGCAAAGGGCTCCGGTTATTAGTAGGTTAATCGCTGAATGTCACTGTTGTGCCTTTATCGACTATAAAGTTACAGTTCCGTAGGGTACGCACCGCGTACCTTTTTCAAAGTTATCCGTTGGTTCAATTCCCAAAAAGGTACGTGGTGCGTACCCTACCTGACTTAATGAATCGGTTGTTAATTATGAGTCAGCGTCGGCACTTTTTTTAGGGGTAAATATATTTAAACTGCTTAATGAATTCAAAGGAGAGATATCTTCATGTTTACCTTGATATATTCTGCCCGGATGCAGTGACAGTGCTACCAGTGTTCTTTCGATAAGGCTCAATGTCGCGTCTTTACCCTCTGATCCTTTCTCTATTTCGATTAGCTGGTTTTTGTATCCTTCGAATGATTTTGATAAGGCTTCTTTGTGAGCATAATCTTCTTCTAAGCGCAAAGCTTGACTATGTCTTCTGCCGGCATATATAGCTAACCAAATAATTGGGACTATGAAAGGTATTCTTACGAGAAAATATGAAAAAATCATTTCATGTGTCAATGTGACTTTTTCAAATGAGACAGGATCAAAATATGCAACAAAAAATAAAGCTAACATTGATAGAATAAAAACTATTCCCCATAAAATTTTAGGAACTTTGAAAGACTCTTTTCTTTCTCGGAACGCAGATGCTAATCCTGCACTTGTTGCTCCTGGTAAAAGATCCTCAATTGTAATTTTCAATTGTTCTGATTTGTCCGTTAGAGCTTTAAGCTTTGACTCTTGAGCTGATATTGACTTCGATATTTCTGCCGATTTCTCTGCTAATTGTTTTATTTTTTCATAATCTGAATTAGCAGTTTTTTGTAGGTCTGTAATAGTAGTGGTTGTTTCCTCTGCTGTTTGTTCTAACGCTTCAATTTCTCCGCTAGTTTCATTTGCCTTGGTTAGTTGCGCGTTTATTGTATTGACGGAAGTAGTAAACTCAGAATCCTTCTCTTGAAGATTAGTAAGTACTTTATTGGCTGAATCAATTAGCTCATCTAATTTTTCTTTCAATAAATTCAATTCGCCATAAGTAAGTCTTGCCATGAATATTTATTCCATTTGCAGGGTTGTGTCTATAACTCTTTAGCTCTAGGTTGGGCTGAGGTACGAAGCCCAACACTTCCCGGCTCCGATCTGTTGGGCTTCCTTGCGTCAGCCCAGCCTACGCACTACACAGTCAAGTAGGTACGCAGTGCGTACCTTTATTCTATTGTAAGACGGTTCTACAATCTTAATTAGGTGACATTATCCTAGAAGTGTTTAAAAAAGTATGTCAGTTAAAGATTACATGAATGAATCCAGAATTTCAGGGGTTGAATTCCCGTATTTCGCAAGCTTCATATGAGCTACTTAACTTTTCCTCAACGCTTAAAAATCCAACACCGAATCGTCCGGCCTTCAAGCCTGGACCGGATCGCTTCGTTTCTTAAATACTGCCGCTTTCTGCTGGTCGGAAGGTGGCGGCGCAGGTCTTTGCTGTCGATCAGTTCCTGTTTCATTTCGCCGCAGCGCGCGCGGAAGTGTTCCAGGTTGACGGCGATTTCCGTGTCCGGGTTGCTTGAGTGGTTCATGACGTTCTCTGCGTACACGTCGCCATTTTCCGACCACTGCGCCTTGCTGTTCATGTAATCGAACGTGGCCCAGAACTGCTGCACGACCGGGTGTTCTTCGTTTAACGATTCCTGCCGGGTTTCAGCCATGGTGATTAAGGCGCGGTGGATGTCGGCAATGGCGGCAGCGGAGATCGGCAATACCAGTGTCAGGCAATCGGCGAAGGCCATGATCTTGGCGTGGTTATCCATGATTCGCGCTAGATTAATTTTTGGATTGGCCTGCAAGGTCTTGCGGTGCTTGGTGAACTGTTCGTTAAACTTAAGCAGTATGGCATCGGCCCGGGTGATGCTATGCATCAGGAATCCGGACACGTCCATAACCGGCAGCATGTTAAGACGGTCGGAGGCGTGCTTGCCCTCGATCGAGTGATGCGATCGGTCGAACTGTAGATGAGTGATACGGCTCATAATGGCTTCGGACGCGACGACGGGGATGTTCTGTACGATCATCAGCCCGGCTTTAAAGGTCGGTTTTTTGGTGCTGTTGTCCTGCGATTTAACGCCGGTGACTCGTCCGAACTCGCCGTCGAACAGGTCTTTTTGTTCGTCCCAGTTAAAGGCTTTCATGTGCCGGTCTTCTGCGACTTTCTCGTTATCGGTTTCGTTGAAGACGACCGGCAGGTTGGACACTTCGGCCATTTTGCGGGTGCGGCCTGCCAGCGTGGAGCTGTTGGGGTTGAATGATTCGCCCTCGCGGCCCAGCAGTTTCCACAGGAAGTCGACCATATCCGACTTTCCGGAACCGGCTTCGCCGACTACTTCAAAAAACGGATAGCTGCGGTGTTGCTGGCGGATCTGCTCGACAAATAGGCAGCCGAACCACCACGATAAGGCGACCATGCCGCCGGTGCCGAATGCGGATTGATAATCGGGCAACCAGTCGGCGACCAGCTGAGTGTTGAGCTTTTGTTTGATGTCCACGGTGGTTTTGATGCCGGTTTTTTTCAGTTGGAAAAATGATTCTTTGTTCAGTTTGATGATCTGGCCGTTTTCGACGGCATGATCAAGGTACACGTAAGCGCCGGTGCTGCTGTCGTAGCCGACGAAGTCCAGGGTTTTGACGATCTTGGGGATGCGGCCCATCCAGTCTCGATACATGTAGTCCAGGTCTTTGGTCGAGCCGGTGAATAGGGCCGATGGGGTGAGTTGCATAACGGACTTTTTAAAGTCGCCGGCACCGCCGAAGGTTTTTCCGCCGAACGGTAGTTGTACTTCGGCGGCTTTGTTGCTGAAGTTGAAGCGGAAGAAATACTGGCCGTCTTCGCCGTTGTCGGGCTTTTGGAAATACAGAAAGTCCATTTTAAAGGTGGCGATTTCTTTTATTTTGCTGGCGTGGGTGAATGCTTCTTTTTCCGCCCTTAAACTTTTTTCCGGACTGGTTTCGAGTATTTTGGTTTTGGCTTTTTCGAACTCGTTATCGTCAATCGAGAAGGAATAGGTCGAGTTGCCGAACACAAACACAAAGTATTTTTTCTTGATGTTGTGTTTCCATAAGGTCATCGCCTTTTCAAAATAGTTTTGCGCCAGTTCGACTCTGCCGAGGTGCCGGTACTCCTTCATGTCCTTTTCGGTAAGCTTTCCGGCTTTGTACAGGTCGTTCCAGTCTTGTTTGTCTTCGTATTCGCTGGACATTGCTGCCGCGACCAGTTCTTTCATGTCGCGCAGTTTATCGGCATGTTTTTTCAGGCAGCGACGACCGGTGGAATCGTTATCGACGGCGATAACCCATTTAACCTGTTTGCCCAGGTGTGGCTTTATGGCTTCGCTGGGGAATGTTCCTGAAGACATGATCGCCACGGCTTTAAAGCCGGACAAGTTCAAGGCGATAGCGTCGAGGATGCCTTCGCACCAGTAGATCTCGTCCTTTTCATTAATCTCAAAGCCGGGCGGTTGCCACCAAAGGCCGCGAAAGCTGCCTTTGAAGCTTTTGTTGCGGACTTCCTTGCTGCCGTCTTCTTGGGTGATGGTGACGTCATCGATCAGCCGTTCCCACATGATGGTAAGGGCTTCATCCAGGTAAAAACGCACCGACGCGGTGCCTTTGTCGCCGTGCGGGTGCCAGTATTTGCCTTGCTCGTACCAGCCTTTAATGTGTTCCGGATCAAAGCCACGGATTAGCGACAGGTAGGCATCGGCGGTCTGGTTTGGGGTTTCCGGAGTGGCCGGGTATTTTTTGTTCAGGTCTACGAATAATTCCGGGAACAATTCTTTGCTGGTAGCAGTCCAGGTGCAGTTGTTGGTGCGGTTGCACTGCACCATGCCGGGCTTGGCTGCCCAGGTCCAGAGTGTTTTTTTGCCGCAGGCCGGGCAAACGCCTTCGCGCAGGTGTTCGCCAACGGCTTTAAATTTGAATTCGCGGATTAGGTTATCGACGATTTGTGGTGTTAGGTCAATTCTCATTCAACCGCCCCGGTCATGTCTCGATAAGCAGCCAGGCGCACGGCTTCCAGTTGCCGGGCGGTCGGGTTTTGGCAGTAATTCAGGCGCTTGACTATCTGGCTGATAAAGCGCTCCAGATGATCTTGGCGGTGCTGAGGCCAGTATTGGCGTAGCCAGCCTTTGTCACTTAGAGGTTGATGACACATGGGGGTTCTCCTTGGCTAATAGTGTTTTTATCTCCTGAGCCAGTTCCCACAGCACGTCATCACGCCAGTTGGGTATCATCCGGATATGCAGGATCTGGTGAAACAGCCGAAAGCCTTCGGCGTCAAGGCGGTGCATTTTACCCAGGCTAAAGTTGAATGGGCGGTCTGTCCAATAGGCGCTGAGCAGGGCTTCGCCGAGGTATTCGCCCGACCAGCCGCCGTCACGGACTCGGCGTAATAGGGCGTCGAGTTCCAGTGGCATTGGGGTGAGGCCGCGGTCTTTGGCTTGTTGTGCCAGTATTGAGTCGAGCCGGTCGGCAAAGCGATCATTAGCGGTTTTCTGTCTAGTCATGACCGGGCTCCTTTTTTCTTGCTATGGCGTTTCCATTGATCCCATAGGTCCTCGAATATCTTTCCACCGTTATCCATGAACTCATGAGGTTCTCTGCACATTTCTTTCCGGCAGCGGATCACTACCAGGGCGGCGCTGTACAGCTTATCGTCAAGGCCGCAAAGATCGGTAATGTCGAAGTTGAATGCGTAGGAGTTATAGGCGTTCAACAGCAACATCGCGCAGGCCTTTGAACCGCCGCAATCTTTAACGGCAATTTTCATCAGGCTGTCGACGGCATCGGCATAGTGTTGGGGGGTTAGTTCTGGCAATAGGTGGGTGGCGTTACTCATGATTTTTTCTCCTCAATCACTTTTAGTCCGGTTTGCAGATAACCGCTGAATTCATCAACGGGAAACCGGACGGTGGCGTTAAATGCGTTTTTTAACGCGGCGATATTGGCATCGTTTTTTAGTGTGTCTGCCAATGCCGGGTTATCGGTTTTTATGCCAGTCCACAGCGCCTGTTTTTGATGCGCGGTGAGACTGGACGGGTCGACCATCCGTTGATATTTGCCGACGTTGACAAACGGCGGGATTTGGCGGCGGTCGTAATCGCTCATGGTTAATAGCTCTGTGCCGGGCTGCTGGTATTGACGGCCAGAAACAGATTGATCGGTAAAAGTTCAAAGTGTCCGTGTTGCCCAACGGCGACGGCGACTTTGTCTGCCGTGCAATTGGCTAAGTCGATTCCCCATTTAACGCCGTTGGTTTCATGAGTTTGCACCATGTTGGCGATCAGTTGTTTGATCTGGTCGTAGCTGAAAAAGTCGTCTTCCATACCGGATACGTACAAGGCGGTCAGGTCGATAAAGCGGCTGCGCTGTTTGGGCAGGTATGCTGGGCCGTCTTTTTGGATGCGGGTTTCTATGGTCATCATGAGTTGCGCCATTTTGGCAATGACGGGGCTGGGTGTGGATACTGTTTTTTCCATGGTTTTGCTCTCTCAGTTGCGGTTTTGTAAACGCACCAGTCTGACGGTCGGTGCGCGCGGGGTTTTGGGTCTGCGCATGCCGTGCTGCGGCATTAGGTTGCTGAACATGATCAGCAGCAGGACGATTTTGAGCGCTGGGTTGATGGGGTTGCTCAGCGTTATTTGTACTAGGCCTGTTTCTCTGGCGATGAGTACGATTTCGCTGGAGCCACGGGCGTTGAGTTTGCCGGCGATGTTTTCGATGTGTTTGCCGATGGTGCGCGGCGAGCGAAACAGGCGCAGGGCTATTTCTGTGCTGAATAGGCCTTCGCACATGTAGCGCAGGACTTCGGCTTCTCTTTCGGTTAATGGGCCTTTGTCGATGATTTGGGCATGTATCCGCTGCATTTTAGGTGTTCCAACGTATTTTTTAGTGTTGTTGTGTCGTTGATAATGTAAAAAATCCCCTCTTTTTAGGAGGGGTTGCTAGTCAGCTAGCGAGGAGGTGACACTATTTTGTTTTTACGGATTTTGCGTTTAAACACTTTCTCGAAACCTGCATTGAAAACTTGACGGCACAAAGTGGCGGGGGCAATGCCATGTTCTTCGGCATGGTCTTCGATGAACTTTTTAACGTCGTGGCTGTGGCGGAAATTCATGACTTCCATCACTGTTTTTTTGTCGTCATTTAATGGGGTTGGCATGGCAATCCTTGTATAATCAAAAGAAAACTTTGTTTGCAAAAAAAACTTATGATTAATTTAACCCCTAAAAAAAGGTGTGTAAAGGAAAAATCCCCTGAAATTGAGCGTTTTAAGGAGTTCATGCGAGCGCATGGCTTAAAAGACGTTGATATTTATAGGGAAACAGGGATTTCTACGCGGACGATAAATAATTTTATTTGGGAAAATAAGCCGATTGGCGGGCATTTATTGCGCGAATTACACTCAAAATTCGGTGTTTCTTTGGACTGGTTGTTGGCTGGAATTGGCGAAATGATGCTGGGGCAGGGCAATAAAACAGCTGAAACTGCGCCGCAGTACGCTAAAAAACAGGGGATGAGTGAGCGTGCCCAGCGAATGTGCCTTTTTATTGAAGATTTTATGGCGTCAGCTCCGGACAATGAGCAAATCTGGCTGGAGATGCAGTTAAAAATGCATGTGCCTCAATATGTGAAATTTCTGGAGCAGCATCATGACGAATGAGCAGATTTTTTCGTTATTTAATGATCTGGATGATGACTACAGGATGCTGGTGATTGATGCGGCTGCGGTTGGATGTTATCTGTTTCAGCAAGGGCATGAGGCTGCCGGCACAAAGCTGGTGCATACGGCCATTACGTCTGCCGGGTTAGATCCGGCCATAGTGCAAACGCTGTTGGATAATCCTGAAAAAAGTTTTGAGGCGCTGGCAATGCATGCCGAGGTGAGGGCGCTGATTACTAATTTTTCTGGAAAGGCCATCGGAAAAGCGTGACATCCGTGACAGGTTTTTATGACTGTCGTTATTTTTGTTTATTTTCAGTCGGTTGTGCGGCGTTGTTGAGGAAGTTTTTACTGTGACATTTCCGTGACAAAGCGTGACACGGTATTTTTGTATATTCGCCGTAGGCCGTGGTAATCGTGGTCTGCGGCGTTTTTTTTGAAGTGTGACATTTTGTGACAAAAGTGTGACTTTAAAGCGTGACAATGTCACGGTAATGTTACGGTAATGTCACAGTAAAAGTGTCTTTAAGTATGCTATGTAAGTTTATGATTATATTTATATATATGATGTTTATTATTTTGTTGTCACGTTTGTCACGCTTTTCCGATGGCCTTTCCAAAAAAAAAATTTCAGCGCCAACGCGTGTGCGTGCGTGCGCGTGAGGTGTGTTTAAGTGGCTGTAAAACAAGCAAAAGACGGTAAATGGAAGGTTGAAGTCGATCGGAAGGGAATTCCGCGTATACGGAAGTCGGGTTTTCCTGTCAAGGCCGATGCTGAACAGTTTGAGCGTGAGTATCTGCTATTGCACCAAAAACAGGATAATGCCAATGTCGATCGGCGCACGTTGTCGGAGTTGATTGGCATCTGGCATCGGTACCACGGCATCAATTTAAGCGATAGCAAGGCCAGGCTTTCTATTCTGGAACAGATGGCCGTCGACCTGGGCAATATCAGGGCTGTTGAGCTGACGCCGGAGCGTTTTTTGGAGTACAGGTATGCGTGTTTGAATCCGCATGACGAGTCGGTGGCTAAAAAGTTCTTTTCTAATCGCCAAGTTAAGCCGATTACAGCTAAAACGTTCAATAATCGCCATGGTTATTTGGATGCCGTTTATAGAAAGCTGCGCAAGTTGAATATTATCGATTATTCAAGCCCTATCGCTGATACGGATATGATTAGGGTGCATGAGCGGCAGCTGGGGTATTTGTCTGAAACACAGATCGATGATCTGTTTACGCTATTGAAGGCCTGTCGTAATGAGAGCGTGTGGTGGATTGCGCAGTTGTGTATCCGGACCGGCGCACGTTGGGGCGAGGCCGAGAAGTTGAAACGCAAGCAGCTGCACGCCAGCAAGGTGACATTTGAGTTTACTAAATCCAAGAAGATCAGGTCGGTGCCGCTCGATCCGGAGTTTTATGCGGAGTTGTTAGAGTTTGCTAAATACAAGAATCCTGAAGACCGGATTTTTAAGGATGCCATCACGGCATTTTATCGGGTGGTTGGTCGATCATCTATGGAGTTCAGCAAGGGGCAGGCTACGCACATTCTGAGGCACAGCTTTGCCAGCTATTTCATCATGAACGGAGGAAACATCCTCACGCTGCAGAAAATACTTGGCCATAGTGATATAAAAATGACGATGCGCTATGCGCATTTGGCTCCAGATCATCTGATGGATGCGGTAAAACTGAACCCGATGTCAGCAAAATGAATTGGCGGTAAATTGGCGGTGGAAAACGCCAAAAAACGCCAATTACCGCCATTGTTGCCAGGTGCAAAAATCATAAGCGCATGAAATATAAATGCTTTTTATGTTTAAAAATAATGTAGTTAGTTTTCGAATCCCTTTCTCTCCGCCATATAAGCGTTGATATGGCGTCTCAACCGTTAAAGGTTGTCATTTTAATTTCTATCCTAGCCAATAGCATCTGCTGCATCGCTAATTTTTAAAATTTATTGTGCTGCTTTTTTTTACAAAAAATAGTGAGGGTGAGGATAAATTATTCCGGTGCTCTGCGGTTAGCGGCAAGATTTATCATTGAATAACATGCGCTGCAAAGTAGTTAAACGGTCTTTGTTCCAGTATGTATTTATCATCTTGGATGATTAATGCGGATTTTGGTTTTAGGAAAATCTGAGGGTGAAGTGTCGGAGTGAATTCCGGCGGAAGTGACAGCAATAATTAGAAGCTAAGGTTTTGTCGAACTGTGCGGCAGAAGAGTTCAGATGAATCTCAAGGCTATAAAGCCTTGAGACTCTTAGAGATTAAGCAATTCAAGTGAATCAGTCCCATGATAATTGTCCAGATTTTCCCTTTTTGCGGTTCAGATTAACATTGCTGGCAATGGCCGCTGTTGCGAATAACGCGGATGAAATGATGAATTCGCCTGAAAGAAAGCCCAATAAACCTGTTATAAATATCGTTCCTATTAAAATGTCTTTGTATAAGTCGCTCATGAGTAAGTCCTCGTTTAAAGTTGAAAAGGTTTTTTAAAATTACTGCTCAACTATAG